CCAGATAGAAGATACTTTATTTTACCAAAGAAACCTAGTTTTCTAACTTTCTTGTATAGTCTCATACCTTTTTCATAGCGATATAGCTTGGTTTCTATGTCTGATATACGCATTATTGCTGAAGTTAAAAGCAAATCCTGTAGCTTGGTGTACTTAACTAAGTCTAAACAATATGCCCTTACAGCTTCTTCGGGCATTTGTTCTGTCTCACGTTGCTTGACTTCGATTTCAAACTCTATTTCTGGCGGTGGGTTGCCAACAAGAATCTTGAAAAACTCTTTATGGTTCATATCAGTTCATTTTAGGAAACAACTGTTGCTCCAACATATCAACAGCCCTGTCATCTAGCGTGTTGGTAGTTTGTTTGCAGATAGCTCTAAGAAGATCGACTACTAATCTCTTTACAGCAGTTGTAGTAAAGAACTTTAGTAGTATTGGTTTTAAGAGTTTGAGCATAATAATCTTGTGTTACTTTCCAAACATAGCTAAAATGCTAGTATTAGACAAGACTTTGCACTTCTATGGAAGATCAAGAAGAAAAAGAAGGTAATCGTGTTGAAACGATTGTTAAGATTGCGGTGTTAGTTTGGTCTGCTGCAATGTTAACTCTTTCTTATTACGAACCTCCTGATGGAAAGAAGATTGTAGACTTTGATCCAACTTTTATTGCTTCGATTTTTTCGGGATCTCTTGCCAGTTTTGGTTTGCAGGTTGGTAAAAAAAAGAACAATAATAATCCTAAAATAGTAGATAATAAAGACACTAATGTAGGTATCAAATGAAGAAACTATTATTACTAAGTTTGTTTTTAGTTGCACCTTGTTATGCAAACCCTGTGCCTACATGGACTACTGGTACATCTAACAGAACTGAGAATACTACTCAGACCATAACTCGCAGTATCGTCACAGAAAAATATGGTGCAGCAGTAAATTCTTGGGAAGCAAGTAACATATCTGTAGCTGCTTCTGCTGGTATAGCTGGTGGTGATGCAGTTTTTACTGTTCACACAGCCACAGATCCGTGGTCACTTTCTATTTCTACAAGGGCTGCAAGTCAAATGGTTGAAAAAGTAACTCAGAATGATGCGATTACGACTACTAGCGTTATCACTTCTTTGTCTGTCTTTAGTCAGTAATAAAGCAAGAGCCGAAGGCGATACAAACGTATCGGCTCAACCTAATGCGATTGGTAACTCAAGTATTATCAATCAAAATATGAATGTTAATAATGGGATGACAGGTAAGTTGCAGTTTGGAAACTTAGTATGTAGCCAACCAACTATGGCATTTACACCTTTTTATACAGGTAATGATGCAGAAAATACTGAGAGTGAAACTTATAGTATTAACGAAGGGTGGGGATTTCAAATGAGTTTTATGATCCCACTTGGATCTAATAATGATACTTGTTCTGAGTTAGCAGAAGTAAAGCTAAAGTTAGCCATAGAAGAACTAGACAAGCAAGTCCATGATAAGCAATTAGTGAGAGTTTTAAAGTGTTCACAACTCCACGCTGCTGGCTATATGATTAATCCTAAGTCAGAATTTTCTTATCTTTGTTCTGATGTTATAAATATTAGGACTTTTGTTCGTCAGAATCCTGACCTTTTTTCTTCAAGTTCGCAACCTCTTTCTTCAAAACCTTAGTAAATATCTTTTTAAATACTTTCTTTAGCTGTGTTACTACAGCTTGCATTGCTATTGACCCTGCTACTGTCACAGTAGATGCAACACCTGCACTAATAACACTTGATGCGATTACTTCAGGGGCTGGGATGGGGAACTCACCGATTAAGGGTATACTAAATGTAGCTACAGTTTCAGATGAAGTATTTTCTAAGTTTTGTGGCAGGTTCATTGGTATCTGTTCTGGGTTTATATTTAGCCCTTCCTCGTTTGCTTCCTCTTTTTTTGAAGAATCAACTGCCTGATCTTCCCCAAGTCCCGAACTTACCTGTTCCAGGCTCGGTAACAGAATTGGATCTAGATATGGAATCTCTGCCACTGGGGGATAAAAAATTGTTTTAGGTGGATTGAGAATATTATTTGTATCTGGTAAATTTGGTAAATATATCTCATCCATAATTATGGTAAAAATTGCTATTCTTCGTGCAATAAGTCATAGCCTTATTATATCAATGCTACTTCTAATACCAACAATAGCCCCAATATATTTAATATCAGGGCTATTAAGTAGGCAATTAACTGATAAATCTAACTAAGTTGTAGTTTCTGGTGCAGGTTCTTCAGCACCTTCTTCTTCTTTTACAAGTTCCATTAGCTCTGCATATTTAGCATTAGCTACTTTAAACTGTTCAAGAAGTTGTGCATTTGCATTGTTAAGCTTTTGTGCTTCTTCAACACCTGCGTTGTACTTATTAGCAAGAGCCTGGGCTTCTGCCTTACGTTGTTCGCATCTTTCAGATAAAGCCGACATAAAAAAATTGTAAGTATTTTAATAATACCAATACGTCAAGTCTTTGTCTGTTCTAGATATTACGAATAAACTTTTTTACCATCAACAATAGCTTTGTCAATAGCTGTAAAATCTTCTGATGTCCAGATAGATGTTGTTTCATCTAATTTTTTATAAGCCTTGATAATTTCAAGATGCTCTACATTTCTTTTGACAGTGTCTTTCCACTCGTCATCAGTTTCCCACTCTGGTTTTTCACCATTAATTAGCGTTACGCTATCACCAGCAGCTTTAAAAATTTGTGCTACCTCTTCGGCTGTTCTTTCTTCCATAATAAAAAAGTAAGTTGTTTACAGTTTACCCTGCTTCGAGGGCTGTGACTTTTGCAGATAACTCTTTTATAGCATTTACAAGTATTGGTACAAGTCTTTCATATTTCATTCCATAACTCATACCATCATCAGTGAGATTAACAACTAAAGAATCATCATTTGATGTTCCGTAACCATTTGCCTTTTCAACATCAAGTGCTTCTTGTGCTAAAAATCCAATATGTAATCTCTGTGTTTTCTTTGATCCGTTAGGTGTTCCATAAGGTTCTTCATCTGTTCCATACCAAGTTCTTCTATCCCATCTGTAAGTAACTGGTCTTAATGCTTCAATCCATTTTAATCCAATGCTAAAGTCAGTTATATCTGTTTTATCTCTAGAATCAGAACTTGATATTGATGTATCAGCACAGAAGAAATTAGAAATATTATTATCTCCTAAACAAATATTGTTACTACTTGTTGATAAAGTACCTGATGGTGAAGTTGATCTACCAGCATTTTTTCCTATACAAATGTTATTGTTTCCAGTTGTGTTATCAACTAGAGCATCAAAACCAATACCGATATTATTATCGCCTGTAGTGTTTGAACTTAAAGCAGCATGACCAACCCCTACATTAAAATCTCCTTCAGTATTGGCATCTAAACATTCACGGCCTATAGCTTGGTTATAATTACCTGTAGTATTTACTCCAAGAGCATTTTTACCAATAGCATTATTAGCTTGTCCTGTAGTATTAGCATCTAAACTATTTGCACCAACGGCTGTGTTATCTGTTCCAGTTGTGTTTGCTTTTAAACATTCATAACCAACAGCAGTATTATTAGATACTGAACAAACAGTTAAAGCGTTATGGCCAATTGCTACGTTAAAAGATCCACTACTACTACTATCTAAAGTGTGACTTCCAATCGCTACGTTTCTTTGTCCATCGGTGTTAGATTCCATTGCTGTATGACCAATGGCAACATTGTTAGTACCAGTAGTATTTGAATCTAACGAGTTTGATCCTACAGCTACGTTCTGGGTTCCAGTTGTGTTATTGAACAAAGCAAGATAACCTACAGCCGTATTATTACTAGCAGTTGTGCTTTTCATTAAAGTTTGAGAACCTAAAGCAGTGTTACCAGCTCCTGTTTGACTATCTCTTAAAGCGTAAGCACCAAGTCCAGTATTATTAAAAGCAGTTGTATTAGCCGATAAAGCCATTATACCCAAACCAGTGTTATATCCCCCTGATGTATTTGCGTCTAAACAATAAGTACCAACTGCTGTATTACTACCTCCAGTAGTATTAAGCTTTAATGCACTACCACCGACTGCGGTTGCGTCATTTATATTAGTAGACATTAAAGCTTGATAACCAATAGCAACACAATTAAGTCCTGATGTAACACTTTCTAAAGCTTGATAACCTACAGCTACGTGTTTATTAGCACTGGTAACATCATGTAAAGCTTGATAACCTATACCTACGTTATTGTGTGCAGTTTGCGTAGCTCCAGATGTTCCTTGCATAGCTTGGTAACCTATACCAACACTATTACTTCCATTTATTCTTTGTAATGCTTCTCTACCAATAGCTACGTTTTTTGAAGTTGTAGTTATTGAGCTTCCAGCACCGCTTCCCATACATATATTTTCACTACCAGTTGTAATGAGACGACCAGAACTAATACCAAAACACGCGTTGTTATTACCAGTAGTATTAGAAAGTAAAGATTGCCACCCAAAAGCATCGTTAAAACTAGAAGTAGCAGCCATTAAAGCATTGTGACCAAATGCTGAATTGTGCGTAGTAGTAAGGTTTGCCCCTAATGCACCACTTCCAAATGCTGTGTTCCAATAGCCACCTGTATTGTTCAACATAGCCTGATAACCTACAATAGTATTTCCACCATTAGTAGTGCTTTTACCAGCTTCGTAACCAATAGCAACTATACCGCCTACATTTGTTCCCCCATTAGCTACAGCGTTATAACCTATAATTGTATTATTAAATCCAGTTGTGTTACTGTAATGAGCTTGATAACCAATAGCTACGTTTTTTCCTCCTGTTGTAGTATTTTCTGAAGCAGAAGTACCAACTGCTACGTTATCAGCCGCAGTTGTGTTATCGAACAAAGCTTTTCTACCGACAGCCGTATTATTGCTACCAGTATTTGTTTGTAATGCAGCATAACCTATACCTGTATTATAATTTCCAGAAACGTTACTAATTAATGATGATCCACCAACAGCAGTGTTTTCAGTTCCTAGTGTATTACTTCCTAAAGTATTAAAACCAATAGCTGTATTATTATGTGCAGTTGTGTTGGCATCTAAAGCTAAAGAACCTACGGCTGTGTTGCAAAGACCAGTTGAGTTTGCACCTAACGCATCATAACCAACAGCAGTTCCATGATTTGCTGTAGTATTAACGTCTAAACTTCCATAACCTACGGCTGTGTTGAAAGTTCCATTTGTGTTTGAATACAAAGCTTGAAACCCGATTGCAATGTTATTAGAGGTAGTTGTGTTTGTATATAATGCTTGTTTACCTATTGCTATGTTGTTAGAGCCACTTGTATTGTTTTCTAAAACATTCTGACCTATACCTACGTTTGCTGATCCACTTGTATTGTCGTAAAGAGCATAAAGACCGATACCAACATTATATGCACCAGAGAGAGTGGATCTTAAAACTTCACGACCTATAGCAATATTTCCTGCAGAGGCTGTTGAAGTTTGTAAAGTACCATAGCCAACTGCTACATTTGAACCGCCTGTTGTGTTATTTTTTAACGCATCAGATCCAACTGCGGTATTATTATCTCCAGATGTATTTTCAAACAGAGCTCCATAACCAAATGCTGTGTTTTCGCTTGCTGTTGTATTTGCACTTAAAGCATGACGACCTACAGCAGTAAGTTTTTCTCCTGTGGTATTAGCGTCTAAAGCATTAGCACCTACCGCTACATTGTTAGTACCAGTGGTATTTAGAATCATTGCGTTATAACCAACAGCGGTATTGTTATTGGCTGTATTGGCTCTTAAAGCTAGTGCTCCTATTCCTACATTTCGTAATGCACTTGTGCCTAAAAATAATACTTCTCTACCAATAGCAACATTATGATCTCCATTGTTTGCATTTAAAGCATCATAACCTACTGCTACATTACTATCACCTGTAGTATTATCCATCAAAGCATCTGATCCGATAGCTACGTTGTAACTTCCAGTTGTAGTATCTCTAGACGCATTTCTACCAACGCTTGTGTTAAAAGCTCCTGATGTTAAATATCTTCCAGCATAACGACCAACGGCAGTGTTTTTTAATCCAGAAGTCAAATCTGATAATGCTTCTCTACCAATAGCAGTATTCTCTCCACCAGTAACAGCAGCATCTAAAGCATTTTTACCAAGAACAGTGTTAGTACCAATTCCGTTTGCACCCCTACCTACACTGACATCATGTATAAGTTGGTCAGCAGTAAATGTATTATTTCCTAAACTAGCTATGTTACCTGTTGCTGTAACACCATTTTGCCAAGCACTTCCGTTATATACTTTTAGTTCATTAGAAGTTGTATTAAAAAATAAATCTCCTGTATCTAAACTGGTTGTAGGGTTGTTTGCACCAGACCTATATCTTTGACCAAAATCATTTACACTATTTAAATTATTAGCAACTTCATTAACGTTAGCTATAGAGTTTCCAACATTATTTACATTTGTTTCTGCACCTGCAACTATGCCAATATTAGTTATCAAATTACTTGTATCAGCAATCGTAGCCATGTCACTAATAACAGCAGGTACTGCAAGGAGGTTCATATCAGCAACAACATCTGTTGTACCAAGAATTGCCATATCAGCTACGACATCAGTAGTACCAAGGATTCCTAAGTCTTCTACAACAGCAGCAGTGCCAAGTAAACCTATTTCTGTTGCTTTACCAGCAACTGCACCAATATCAGCAGCATCTGCTGCAACATTTTGGATATCAGTAATGTTGTTATGTATAGTTTGTACTTGAGTTATGTTGTTGTGAACTGTTTGTACTTGCGTTGCATTGCTTGCGACTGTAGTAACCTCTGTTGCTTTTGGTGTAAGCCTATGAAATGTATATGTATGTAATGTGCTAGTTGTTTCTACTAAGAATCCAAAACCAGAAGCTATGACACTTGGTACTCCTGTAATTGTAACTGTATTACCAGAGCCAGCACCATTAGCAATAGTAACTGTAGTTCCGCTTGGAGTTAAATTAGTTGAAGCTGTTGCTACTGAGACTATAGTTCCAGGTCCATTATTTACATCTGGGTTTGCTGTAGGAAAACTTGTCTCGTTTGCTATTGGTACAAAACCACCTACATCATCAACAAGGTCAATTATTCTGTCATTAATAGCTGCGGTTGTAGCAATTGTTGT